AAATTATCAGAAGTGCAAGACAAGAGTTTGCTGGACCAGATGGCCCACAAGCATTGAATCCACTCTTATTCGCTGGAATGATTATGGAAGGTGGAATTATTGGTTATGATACTAATGTCCAAACTGGTGGTCGAGGCGCACGACTATTGGGTATAGGCAAAAGTAAACGATATCAACAAGATGTCGTCACTGTTTCGGTTAGAGCAGTTTCTGTTCTGACTGGTGAAGTATTATTGAATGTCCAAGCTAAGAAGACAATTCTTAGTTACGGTGGAAGTGGTGATATATTTCGATTCGTCGATAATAGCACAACTCTATTAGAATATGAGGACGGCGTGGGAAATAATGAATCCGTGACATATGCGACACGAACAGCTATTGAGGCTGCAGTGTTGGAGTTAATATACCAAGGGCACGATAGAGGTCTTTGGGTTATACAGGATGGACATCGTCACCCCCACCAAGTTGGTGGTAAAAACGAAAAACATCCTTTAAAAGAGGAAAACGAAAATGAATAAACTATATAGTATAATCCTTTCTGGATTATTAGTGTCGACAGGATTTGTTTTCGCACAAGCCACTGATGATAATGAAATTAAAATCACACAATCTGGTGACACACTAGAATTGTATATCGACCAAATTGGTTTCGGTAACAAAATTGGAGGAGACGACTTTTCAAGTGGTTCTACTGCAATGAGCATTACTGGTTCAAGTTTGGAATTCGATTTAGATTTTGCTGGTAACCAAAACATTTTGTTTGGCCCACTTGTAGCTGATAGCTCATATTATAAGCTTGATATTGTAGGTGATTCAAACGAAATAGATTGGAATATTGGATATATCGGTAGCGCGGATGATTCTGACTATAACTTTAGTGTAACTGGAGACAGTAATACATTTGATATAGACCAGGGATATTCCGTAAGTGCAGAAAGACTAAATGCTGATTTAATACTTATTGGTAACTCAAACGTATTTGATTTAGATTTTGAATCTGATGATAATGTTTGGAATTTTGATATTACTGGTGATTCAAATAATATTAATACTTTGCAGAATGACGGGGCTCAAAACCTCGATTTTACTCTAGTAGGTGATTCTGCTGATGTTGATATTAATCAGATATCAGGTACTTGTGCAACTGGTGCTGGAGTTGGTTGTGCAACACCAAATGCAAATATAGTATTAGATGTAACATCAGATAATGCAATTATTACAATTACTCAGAAAGACAGCGCTAACGACAGCTAGTGCTTTAATCATCGGTGGGACTAGTTTAAATGCTAGTCCCATTGGAGATGTCAGAGAATCTACTGGCGTCACCGCGATTCTACGCGATAAAGAACAAATTCAAACTACAGAAATAGAATTATATGACCAAGCTGAAACAGCTAAAGGTCGCATGTTAATTGAGTTTTTAGATAAAGCTGAATTACAATTAAAAGAACATTCAAGAGTTTTTATAGACGAAATATATTACGACCCTGACCCATCATTGTCTAAAATGTCAATGAGGATGGTTAGCGGAACTGCAAGATTTGCTTCAGGTAAATTAGGTTTAGTTAATAATGCGAATATAAAAATAGAAACACCTACAGCTACAATAGCAGTTAGAGGCACAGATTTTACAACAACAATTGATGAGCTTGGACGTTCATTGGTTATATTACTTCCAGATGATAAAGGTAATCCATCTGGAGTTATAGAAGTTTCTAATTTAGGAGGAACAGTTGTACTCGATGAAGCATATGCTGCAACAATGGTAACAACTACAGATACACCTCCAACATCAACAACTGTCATTAATGGTATTACACCAGCTTTAATTGACAATATGTTTATTGTAAATCCACCACAAGAAGTAAAAGATAGAATCGAAGAAGAGTTACAAGATGAAAACAATGAAGACCAAGGGCTACTTGATATAGACTTTCTAGAATTTACTGAATTAGAAGAAGATGAGTTAGAAGAAGATGAATTAGAAGAATTTAGTGAACTTGATGTTGATGAACTCGATGTGGAGTTTTTATTAGATTTTTTATCTATAGTAGATTCATCAGACTTATTTGATACATTAGGAGAGTTTGATATTAAAGGTGCAATGAGAGGACTAAACGATGAATCACAATATAATGTATTTTTACGAGATGGTAATTTAGTACTTTATAGAAACGTAAATGGTGTGATTGAAATAGAGTTTGCAGCTGGAGGTAATTTTACCTTAGAAACAATAACACCAGGTTATGAAGGAATAATAACTGGTAATGATGCAGAAGATATAATTGTAAGAATAAATCAAAATTAATATAAATAGATATATGAAAAAATTACTAAGAACATTTTTTAAATATTGGATTCAACCATGGCATCCAGGTGGTCATATAAAGGATGTATAAAGAAGATAAAACAGATAAAGGTATATTATATCTAGGTTGGTTTATCCTTTTTATGTGGCTATTTTTATTAGCTGGTAAAGCTTATGGTGATGATAATGAAATTAATATTTCTAATATATCAGGAGATGATATTAATATTAATATTACACAAGTGGGATATGCAAACACTATTCAGTGTTATCAAACATCTTCATGTTACACCGATTTGCCAGGTGGTGAACTCAACTTAGTTCAATACAACGACTCAGGTACAGTAAATAAAATAGAAATCTGGCACTTAGAAGGACAAGATAATATTGTTCGTTGGGCTCAAGGAACTGCATGGGATAGTGCAACATCTACTACATACGCAGATGATGGCAATGAAGGTGGTGGGCATTATGCAAGATTAGATGTACACGGTGATTATAATCATTTACAAGGGCATCAAACAAATCAAGGAAGCACTAGTGGTCACACATTCACAAGTCTTATTTTTAGTGATTATAATGACATTTGGTTAAGACAACAAGGTGATGGTGCAAAGACAATTAATTTAACAACATACAGTGATGGCAATGATATAACAGTATTACAAAAAGGTGCTTGGGCACAACACACTGCAAACATTACATTATCAGGTTCAGACCCAACCACACTTGATTTACGACAACAAGGCACAACTACACAATCGTATTCATTATCTCAGAATTGTGTTACAGTCGGTGGTTGTTCAGTCACAGTAACACAAGGTAATTAATGAAATATATTACGTCAATATGGGCAACCTTTGCTTTAGCCTCATTATTAATTTTAATGAGAATTATTGACCCAGCATTATTAGAACAAACAAGATTAAATACATTCGACGCTTTAATCAAAACACTTCCACAAGAACATTCAGAAGAAATAATATTACTCAATATTGGCGAAGATTCACTCGCTGAATTAGGTCAATTCCCTTGGCCAAGACATCATTATGCTCAAATGATAGCTGATTTAAGAAGTAAAAATGCAGGTATGATTGGGTTTACTATAATGTTTCCAGAAGCGGATAGATTTGGTGGTGATGAAGTATTTGCTTCATGGGTAAAAGACAATGGAATTATTTTAACACAAACAGCTGATGAATATGGTAGAAGCGAATCTGCACCTTATGTCGGTTATGCAACCTTTGGAACATCAGACCCTTTAGATTTTATTTACCAATATAAAGGATTAGTTACTAATATACCTGAGATAGAAGCTGGTGCGTGGGGACATGGATTATCTAATGGAGCTCCCGAAGTTGATAGCATTACAAGAAGAATACCACTTATTTCTAATGTCAATGGACAATTATATCCATCATTTGCATTAGAAACAACTCGTGTTTTAAATGACAAACCTTCATATACAATTAAATCAAATGAAAGCGGAATTGAAAGTATAGTTCTAAGACCATTTAATATATCTACAGATAGTGATGGTTCTATTTGGTTAAAATGGAATGCTCATTTCCAAGAAGTAGAGTATGTAAATAACTTAAATGATTATACAGATTTTGGAGGCAAAACTATTATTGTCGGTGTGACAGCTAGAGGTTTATCTCAGCAAGTTGCTACTCCTGGCGGATTAAAATATCCTCATCAGTTACAAGCTTCAGCGTTACAGACGATTCTGTCTGACAAGCCGATATCTCGGCCTCTTTACGCAACTCCTTTAGAAATTCTTGTAGGAACTCTTCTTGTGTTTGTTCTGATTCTTGTGGTATATCGTGCACCAATTTGGGTTTCTTTGCTAACCTTTCTGGTTCTCTGCGGAGGGTCAACCTTTTTTGTATTTTATGTTTGGAATAAATCTTACATACTCCTCGACCTTAGTTTCCAACTAATATTATATATACTTTCCTTCACTTCAGCGGGCTTTAATAATTTCTATAAACAATTTGTTTTAAGACAACAAATTAAGAAACAATTTGAAACTTATTTAGACCCAAGGCAAGTGATGCTATTACAGAAAGACCCATCTTTATTACGATTAGGTGGAGAGAGAAAAGAGATGTCGTTTCTGTTTATGGACATCGTAGGATTTACTCCAATATCAGAACACTATAAAAATAATGATGACCCAGAAGGGTTGGTAAAAATTATAAATAACTATTTAGACACCATGACTAAAATAATATTAAAAAATGGTGGAACTATCGATAAGTATATGGGTGATTGTATTATGGCTTTTTGGAACGCTCCTTTACCTTGTGATAACCATGCTGACATGGCAGTAAAAACAGCAGAAGAAATAGTAGAAGCAGCAGATGTACTCATACAAGAATTGGAAGAACAAGGTTTACCTCGTATTGATGTTGGCATTGGTATCAACACCGGCGACTGCATCGTTGGAAACATGGGGTCAGAATCTCGATTTGACTATTCCGTCATTGGAGACGCCGTCAACCTGGCAGCTCGACTCGAAGGCCAAACAAGAAATTATGATGGGGTTCGAGTGCTGTTATCACAATTCACTGCTGGAAAGTGTTCGGAACGAAGCTTCACTAAAGTCGATACAATTCAAGTCAAAGGTAAATCTGAGCGAGTTACCATTTTCACATAGAGATTATCAAAGAGAACTTTACTATTTTTGGGCTATTAATGCACTTGATGTATGGACTACAAATCGTGGTTTAAAACATCCAAATGTATATGAGATGAATCCTATAGTAGGTAAAGACCCTCATTTAGATAGATTAATAATTTTTAAATTAGTATGGGGCAATCTCATATTACATACCCATGAACCAGAGCACATCATTATACCAAATACGTTAATAACTTTAGCCGTAATTAATAATATCGACGTAATGAACGATGTAGGTATTCTATCCTTATAACAAAAAAGTATAAAAAACATGCAAAAAACACTGTACAAATCATAGATATCTATGGTATAATTACTATATCAGGAATCGAGGAAGAGTTGTAGTTGGTTGGTTGTTGTGAAACTCTACGAAAATCTTGGTTATAACTATTTTAAAATCAATTAAGACGTGATATATGGTATTGAGGTTATAACAAATAGAAACAATAAAGTATCTGAAATTCAAGGAGTGAGTTGGGAAGATACGGAAAACGAGAGACCTTATGGTGGCTTCCTATCCACCTTGATAAAATCCAGGTAAGGCCTGGCTAGAAGGACACGGTGTAAAGAATTGGGGTAATACCCATGAAATTGAAATACCAAAAAACTCAAATAGGTAACATAATGGCACAAGTGATTATAAAAGGTTTAAGAAAGATACATCATGACGACGTATCTACGTACCTCTTAAACCTTCAGAGAACCCTCCGTATCAACCGTATGTATAGTAAAACCATATACCTTTACTTTAAGAGGTCTGTGGAAGGCGACGCAATAGGCTATTGTTCAGGTGATAAAAATGAGGTTGAAATAGAATTATCTAAGGAATATTCCTTTACTGATTTAATGTTAGCACTTGCACATGAAATGGTACATGCCAAACAATTTTTCCGCGGAGAATTAACTGATGGTTACAAATGGAAAGGTAGAAACTATTGGAATTGTGCTTATAAGCATCAGCCATGGGAAAAGAGTGCTTATTACCACGAAATGAAACTATATAAAGAGTGTTGGTCACAAAATAATGCAAAAAACATGCATGTTTCTGCAAAAAAACACTGTACATTTATATAAAAACCTGGTACTATATACATATAAATTAATTAAAGGAGTGAATTTATGAAAAAGTCGATATCAAACGCAATAAAAGGAATCTCTTCATTAGAAGAAATGAACGAGGTTATTGAATTAATCAAAATTAAACAAAAGCAACTTAGGTTAATGACTGCACATGAAGTTAAAAATTCTATCAGTGTAGGTTCTAAAGTTATTGTTAACTCTAGGTCAGGTTCTGAATCAGGAGTTGTTACTAAAATTAAAAGAACTAAAGCTGTAGTCGAAATCGACGGCAGACTTTGGAACTGTCCGCTATCTCTTTTGGAGGTAGCGTAATGTCCATTAAGAGATACTCAATGACAATGGAATTTTACATTTACGCAGATAGCGATAAAAATGCAGTAGATTTGGCTGAGCATATTGTTGAAAAACAAAAGAAAAAATGGGACAATAGAGCTTATGTATCAAGCGTTAAGGAACAACCTTTCGGTTCTCTTTTAGAAGGAGAAGAATTAATTGCAAAATAATTGCAAAAAACACTGTACAAATGGTCAAAGACCTGGTATAATAGAACTATAAAATCAAATTAAGGAGTGAATTTATGAAAAAAGTACTAATACAAACACAATACCAAGAAAACTATGGCACACCAAATGAGCCATATTGGAAGTTCAAAGGTGGCTCAGATTTCTTGGTTTATGCATCAGAGGATGTAAATACCATTGATTTGGTCAATGGCATTAAGTCATTCCTTGAAGTTTCTACTGTTATGCAGAAGGAATATATTTTAGGTTGGGAAGACATCACTGTCGATAATCCTGTTTCTAACCACGTCAATGAGTGGGATACTATCACTGAGGTTTATCCTGGTGGTAATTCTGATGGTAGTGTTAAAGCTATCCGTAACATCGACAATCGTAAAGATGGTTGGATGCGTAAAGAAATCCTTGAAAAGACTGAGGCGTGGACAATGCTCGAAGGTCAAGAGCGTAAAGATTATTCAGCCACTTTCCTCATGGAAGATGGCGACATTTTATCCGAGTCAGAGCTCGGGCAATATTTTTCTGCTAAGGAGGTAGCGTAATGACAAGTGAAGAAAGATTAGCACTTATTAAAAAGGTAGCTCAAAAGCGTAACAATAAACTTACACAAGCTGTAAAGAAAGCAAAACATTTATCTGCTGGCCAGTTGGAATGTTTTTCAGAAGAAAACATGTATTACAGCGATAGGGAAACCCAAGACTATTTAAATGGTTCTACTATCATGGATAACTACAGGGGGACAAATGATTGGGACTAATCAAATGAATACTGATATCCGTAGAATTGAAGCTCTCTTATCAGTCAGAGATAGAGCACAAGACCCAGAGTTTAAAAAGCTTTGGACGGATAAATTGACTGAGCTTTTAGAAAATATCAAATCGAGGCCTAATGGAATCATACAATGACACAGTATGACGATGCAGTAGAAAGACAAAAGCTTTTACTCGAAGCTGAGATATGGGCTACAACTGTAAAAGGAATTCATATACATGGATTCAGCTCGATGTGGTACGACGATAGACCTCAAGATACTGAGGGCAATAAAATGGTAACAGACACTGAATATAACAATGGTATTATCACAAGACATCAAGATGGAAAATTGATACATACATTTGGTGAAAAGTTACAAGGTGATGAATTAATTGATTCTTATGTGAGGCACAACTAATGGCAGTAACAAGTTTTTATACAGGTAGTTTACGATATGATATTCATGGTCGTAAAAGAAAACAACACGCTTTAAATTCTAAAAAGCGTAGACAAAACATTGCAGAGTTTAAGCCATATAAGGCTGAAAAAACTTTTGCACAACAACAGATGGAAGACCATAGGACTAAGTATCCTTCAATGGATATTTCATCTGAATACACGCCTCAGACAGACCATTCATGGAAAGCTGAGGAATCTAAGAACTTTACGGTTGCACCAGCATATAACAAAGGTGCATACCAAGTAATACCACGAAAGGACGTGGAGCATATCGGTAAATGATATATAAATAAAATTATGGAAACTTTAGGATTAATAATTATCTTAGGATTAGCCGGATTATTTGCAGTGTACTCTTCAGAGTGTGTTGCTAATCAAAAAGGCCAATCACTATTTGATAAATCAGATGTTAAATATAAAGACGGAGATAACACATGATAGTACATGAGTTTTTTGGAAAAGGTAAGAGAGCTCAAGTACTATTTGAACACAACACTGGATTCGGCGTTAAGTATTATAGGGAAAACGATACAAGTTTAACAGAGTGGTACCCCGAAAAAAGTGAGGCATGGGCAGAGAGCGCAGCCGAGAATTATGTTTTAGGAATTAAAACTATACCAACCGAAGACTTATCTAAAGCTTTGGTGGAGTAGTTTTAGCCCCCCGCCGACACACTCACTCCTTTTTGGCGGGGGGAATTTTATTAGGAAAAAAGTATGGAAAAAATGAAACCATGGGACATCATTAAACTACTAGAAAAAACTCCTGGTAGAAATGATAAGATAGAAATTTTAAAATCACAAAGTTCAAACCATGAATTTAAGTTTGGATTAATTGCATGTTATGACCCATACATTACTTATGGTGTTAAACAAATACCAGAAAAAACTGAACTAACACCATTGCCTTTACCTGTAGCAAAGCCAGTCTTAAAAGGCGGTAAATATTCAACAGGTAATGATGATTTACATGACCAAGTAAGTATGCGATTGGCAAAACATGTAGCATGGACTGAGTTTGATTCTATTCTATTAAAACTTTTGAGAAGTAGAGCTATAACTGGAAATGCTGCTAAAGAGTTAATTATAGATTTTATGAATAATTGTGAAACATTAGATGAATGGAATTATTGGTATAAAAGAATTTTACAAAAAGATATGAAATGTGGTATTACTAGTAAATCTATTAATACAGCTTATGGAAATCTAATTAAAACTTTTGGCGTTCATTTAGCAAGTGAAGGTCATGGTAAAGAACATTTAATGACTGATTCATTAATTGAATATAAGTACGATGGCGTCAGATGTATAGCAATTGTGAAAGATAACGATGTAAAATATTATACACGAAATGGAAAAGAAATTAATAAACAAAAACTTCCTGACGAAGTACATGAGATTTTAAACATACCAGAACTTCAGGGATTAGTCTTTGATGGTGAATTAATGAGTACAAGCTTTCAAGAGCTAATGCAATTAATTCATAAA